ACCAGGAGCTTGGCCAGCGCGTTGAGGATCAACGTCACCACGAAAAGCGAAAAACCCACGCCCGCCAGCGCCGCCGCTGCCTCGGCAATGTCCGAAGGCATCCGCAGCAGCACTTGCGCCTCGCCCGAGGTCGCCCCGCTGGCCGCGTCCTTGATGATTACAGCTGGCATCAGTCACCCACCCCCGGATAGATCGTGAAAGAGCCGAACAGCACTTGACGCTGCGGCTCGCCCGAAGGCGTGACGAGAAGATCGTAGGACAGCACCAGCGGCTCGTCGGTGGGGGTCGATCCCCACGACAGCGCCTCCATCGTTGCCTCGTCGATCTGCGGCACGATGGTTGTGCCGCCGACCACGAGGCCGGTGTCGGGATCGGTCTCGCCCGCATCGTAAGTGGCGGAGATGCCTTGCGTGCCAGCGCTCTGGTTGGTCAGGGTGACCAGCGCCGATCCGGTGCCGCCCTCTGCCGGGCGCAGCGTCAGCACAAAGGCCGCGCCGCTCCAGTCACGGCCAAGCCGCAAGATGTCGAGGTCACCCGTCGCGCCGCCGGCCATCGCGTGCTTGGTCGGCACGACGATATCCCACCGCACGGAATTACCGCGGGAACTGCTCATGTTGTCACCTCAATCTAAGAAATCAGTATGCCAGCCAGTAATAGGGGTCCCACCCGCCCGGAGAGGAGCCGCCCGCAGAGGTGCCGCCGCCGCCCGAGATGTCGGTGGTGATCGAGCCGACATAGTGCCGGTCGGAGTTGGTCGCGCTGTTTGCCGCCGCTGTCGCCGACTGCGTTGCCTTCAGAGAAACAGAGCCGCCGCTGCGAGCCGCATCGTCGTAATAGACGTGGTATATCGTCTCTGCGACAATGGCGGTTGTGCCGTCGTCCTCGGTGGTCAGTGTGCCGCCAGTCACCGAAACCGCCTTGTCCGGATAGTTCCGGGTGTGATTCTCGACGGTGAGAGATGTAGCTGCGCCCTGCAGCAACCCATCGGCAGGGTCAAAATCGGTAGTGTAGCTCTGCGCAATCATAGAAGCATCGTAGCCCGAAGGCGTCAGCGCCGCCGCAACAGCGATCTCGTCGCGTTCTTCCTGCGTCAGGCCCAGCGCCGGGATCGGTGGCGGCGTGCCGGTTTCGCCCAGGGCATAGGCGTGCTTGTCGCCGCTTTCGGTCTGCAGCGTCAGCTTGATCGTCATCGTCGCCGGATCGATCTCGCGCTTCAGGATGATGCAATCGTGATCGAGGCCGAGCTGCGGCAGATCGAGGTGCAGGCACTCGCCTGGACGATAGGCCCGCAGCCGCGGCTTGACCGTGATCTCGATCGGCACGATCTCGCGGCTGTCTTCCAGACGGTAGCGTGCCAGCTGTGCAGCCTGGTCGACATCCTTTACGAAGTTGAAGGACCAGTTGACCTTCTTTTCCTCGCCGTCCGCCGTGACATAGGTCGAGATCGCAATCGGGTCGGCGTCCACCAGTTCCCAGTCATGGTCCGGGCTGCGGAACTTCGGCACGATGGTGTTGATCCGCTCGCGCCAGCTCGCCATCGGCACTACCGAAAACGGCGCGTCGGCAAGGTCTTCCTCGGTCACCGTGTCGAGGCTGACCTTGGGCGATGCATATTTCCAACTGACCACGCCGCCAGCGAACACCGGCTCGCAGCCACCCGCCGTGCAGATGTCCTTCAGGTTTTCCCAGCGGTTGCCGGGTTCAAAGATTACCCCGAAGATCGTCCAGCCATTGGCATCGCAGACGTTCGCCCAGTCTGCCACGCCGACCAGATCGAGCCCTTCCTTGGGTATCCCGACGCCGATCACCTTGACGCCATCGACAAAGCGCCCGCGTGCATAGGCCAGCGCGTGCAGCGCCGGGTTTTCCGACCACGCCCACGTCGTTTCATCATCGAAGCGGTGTGCGCCCGATCCGCCCGGGAAGGTGCTGTCAAGCCGTGGATCGTAAGTCTTGACCCATTGGCCATAGCCCGCGAGCTTTGGCAGGCCACCGGAGAACACCTTGCCATCCTTATCGAACAGAAGGCTCCACCCGATCGCCGCAGCACCCGACAGCTTCGAGGTCGAATCCCATCCCGGCGCGCTTGACCATTGCGGCGCCAGTGCAGTGCTTTCGGGCACCGCGCCCAGCTGGGTGTCGGTGTAGAGGAACCCCGAATAGTACGACGAAGGCGCCGCCATGTCGGCCCATGCATCGACCGATCCCACGGGTCCGGCAACCGAAAGCACCGTAACCAGAAAGCGGTACGGGTTAGGCACCTTGTTGAGCGTCGCGCCATAGGCCGTATCGTGCCGCAGCACGCCGCCCACCGGCCCTTCGCCCATCGCGTAAGGCGCGGGCGCATCCGGATCGACGAGAATTTTCGTTACCGACCCTCGCGCAGGGGGCGGCTTCGGCTTGAAGATCATCGAGCCGACAACAGCCAGCGCGCCGACCACCTTGGCAATCGTCGTGATTGTGCCGACGATGCCCGCTGTCACGCCCAGCGCTGTCGCGATCGTGCCCGCCGCGCCGACAGCCCCGGCGATGGCTCCGATAACCGCTAGGACCTGGGGCATACGCGCCACGCCGCATCGACTTGGTCGAAGCTCATATCCATGACTACCATTTTCCCTTCGGCCTCGGCATTACCGAACCAGCCCATAAGCTTGTGCGGCCCGACGCAGACCAGCAGCCCGCCCATCCGGGTACGATCGGCAGCAAATTCCACGCCTTCGGGCACGCCGCGCCACGCCACATCGCCCAGCAGCATCGCCGCTGGCGGTATCCGTTCGAAGCCCCAGAAATCCATGACATCGGCGGTGGTCTTGAACCCCCGCTCCGACAGTGCCCGCAGTGCCGATTTCATGCCCCGCAGCGGCGGCAGCTTCGGCACCTTGATGCCCATCGCCCGCACATGGGCATAGGCCATGTGCACGCAGGTCGTGCGTTGCTTGAAATCGATCGGGCGGCCACGAAAGGCAACCTCGGTGGTCTGCGTCGCGCGCTGGCGGATGATCAGCGGGCTCATTCCTGCATCCCCCCTCGGTTGCTTTCGGCATAGCCGAAAGACCTGCTGCCCCTGCCTGAGCCAACCCCTGCGCTCGCCGGACTTTCAACGCCCCAGGCGATGTTGCGGCTCAGGCCGGTGGCGTTGTCCTGCCCGGTTTCGCCGGGGAACAGCACCTTGTGAAAGCTGGGCGAGATCGGGCTGCCGGCGTTGCGTTCGAACAGCCGCTCGGCGGTCGAAACCACCTCGATTTCAAGCTGCCGCTGATCGCGGGCGATGGTCAACCGTGTGCGGTCGACCTGCCCGTCAAAGACAAGATCAGGCGTGCCGATCACTGTTCCAGCACCGCCATCGTACTCGGCAAAGTACAGGCGGACCCTGCTGGTCTGGTCGCCGGGCTGGGATAGTGTCGCCGCATCGGTTTCCCCGGGCGGCATCAGCGTCATTTTCAGGGATGGCACCTGCTCATTGACGCCCTCGCTCAGCGACTGCACCGAAGCGAGCGTGCCATAGGTGTCGTCCTTGGCGGTGTAAATATCGCCGCCCCAATCGATGAAGCCGCCTTCCGACAGGAACACCGTGCCGCCGGGCATGTCGAGCCGGATCAGGCCCATCAGGGCAAGGCTATCCATCAGCCCGCCTCTTCGATGGTGAAGCTTACCCCGTTGACGATCTCGCCGGGATTAAGCGCCCAGCTCAATTCGTCGGTCAGCCAGCCCTGCACCTTCGGGCGCGAGATCAGCACCGTCGCGCCATCCGCAAAGGGCTGGCGGATCGGTGGTTCGATCGTCGCAGTCACGATGCCCGATGCAACGGTGGCGACGGCGGTGACCATGTGCAGGTAATAATCGCCAGCGGCATCGATCAGAGTCAGCCAGTAACCGGGACGCAGCGAATAGCCATCGTACATGCCCCGCAGCGGCAGGCTGGTGCCCGCAGGGTTCGCCCCATCGACCACCGGCAGGCCGGGATTGCCCTGGCTCCGACCCAACAGCGGCACCTCCATGCGCAATCCCTGCCGCTTTGCCTGCAACAGCGCGGCGCAGATCACTGCGGCGTCAGCCGTGCTCATCGGCGGCAGCGTCAGCTTCAGGCGAAAGCGCGATCCCGGTCGGTCAATCTTCTGCACCTTGCCCCCGCCTGACGGGCGCAGGATCTGCCCGAAATCGAGCAGCGCCGGTTCGCAGCCGTTGGGCTGGGCCTCGGGCTTCGTCGGCCAATCAATCGCTGCCATCAGCCAAGGCTCCGGAATTGCTGCGCGCCGAGCTGCTGCTGCGCCAGCTTGGCCCCGCCATCCATCAGGGCAGGTGCCGATTTGACGATCTGGCCGTTGACGCGAACATCGAAATAGGGGCTGGCCTCAACGTGGATCCGCGTCGCACCGCCGCCGCCGCTCATCGCACTGTTCGGCACGATGCGGCCGCCAGCGCCGGGAACGAACAACTCCGGCCCGCGCTCGCCGACGATGTAAGGCGTCCACTGGTTGACCGGGCCGCCGACCGCACGGCCGGGAGTGCTGTTGACCCGCGTCTGGATCGTCTTTCCAAACAGGCCGGTGCCCGCGAGCTTCATGAACAGCCCGGTGATCGCGCGGACCTTGTCGAGGAAGGAGCCGCCCTGAAACGCGTTGGTGACGCGCTGCATGGCGTCGATGGATTCGAGCGCCATGTCCTCGAAGCTCTTGACGATCATGACGTTGGCGGCAGCGATACCGCGGGCGTTTTTATTGGCAGCACCGTGAAACTTGTCGAGTTTGTTGGTTAGCGTTGCGCCCATATTCGCCAGTTCGGGCAGGTTCGGGAACAGTTCCTCAGGAGCCTGTCGCGTGGAAAGTCGGCTGTCGGCAATCCGCCCGCGCAACACTTCGAGCGAACGGATGTAATCGTCGAGGCTGATCTTGCCCTTGGCGTGGGCTACCTCAAGCATGGCCTGATCTGAACGAAATTCGCGCAGGGCGGCATCGGCGGGCAGAAGCTGGTCGACGAGCGCGTGCAGCGAACTTGTAAAGGTATCAGTGCTACTTGCTGCTCCGCCGCCGCCCTTAACCTTGCCGCCAGCGCCGCCGACCGCACCAGCCCCGGACACCTTCGGTGCTGTGACGTTGCCGATCGTGCCTTGCAGCTTACCTAGATCAGCATTCAGCGAATCCATCGTCTTGCGAGCGGCAGCCATGTTGGCTTCTGCTTGGGAAACACCCGATGCGGCCTGCTGGTTGTTGTAGATCACGCCCGTGATATCGTCGGGTGTGCCAATCGGCAGATTTTTGGCGGTGAAATCGGCGGCAGCCAGGCGCGTGCGCGACCGTGCCAGCTCAGCCTGCGCCAGCTTGATTGCCGCACTGGCACCGGCAATCTTCTGCTTGGTAAGCTCGGCTTCAGCCCGCGCGGCATTCAGCGCCTGATCGCGCTCCTTGCCGTGGGCATTGGCCAACTTTTCGGTGATTTCAGCAACCCGCTGGCTGACGAACCCAGCCTGTTCAAGCCCCTTGGCATAGGTGCCATTGGCTTCCTTTGCCGCAGTGAATTTGTAGATCACATAGCCCATCGTTGCGATGAGAGCGGTCAGCACCACACCCACCGGTGTGATCGCCGCCAACAATCCCGCGAAGCCGAAACGTGCAGCCGCCAAGGGCCCGGCAGTGCCGGAGAGCAGCGACATTGCTCCAGCGACGCCCGACGTCATCTTGATCAGGTTGCCGAAGACAAGTGTCACCGGCCCGATCGCAGCGCCGAGAAGGCCGATGCCGACGATCGTCGACTGCGTGCCCGGAGATAGGGAGTTAAACGACTGCAGCAGGCTGGTCAGCGCATTGATCAGTGGCGGCATGGACCGGAGCAGGACAGCGCCGACCGCTTCCTTGAAATCGTCTGCAGCGTGCTTCAGCACGGTGAATGGATTGGCGTCCGCCGCAGCTTTTGCCGCGCCACCGAACTCCTTTGCAAGCTCAGCGAGGATGATCTGCTGCGCCCCCGCGACATTGCCGGCCTCGACCATCGCATTGATCTGGTCTTTTTGCTGCTCGGTGAACGAAACGCCCACGCGCGACAGGGCGGTGATGCCCTTGATCGGATCGTTGAGCGCCTTCCCGACCTGAATGGCAGAGCTTTGCAGATCGGTGCCCAACTTGGCGCTCATGTCGATGATCGCCTGCTGGGCGCTATCGAACGTGGCCCCCGCGACATTGCCGAAGGTCAGCAGCGTCGCAGAAACCTGCCGCAGGATATCGTCATCGTCGTACAACGATGCGAACATTTCCTTGCTCGCCAGCGCCTGCAACTGCTCCGCCGAGCGGCCAGCTGCATTGCCCATCGACTTTATGCCCTGCTGCACCTGCGCGAGCGCATCCTTGGATTGCATTGCGGCATCGATCGAACTTTTTGCCAGCGCAGCAAACGGCAGGGTGACCGCCAGCGACATCGACTGGCCGAAACCCTTCAAGCTGTCACCGATTGCTGCCATCCGCTTGGTTGCGGCCTTCAGATCTTTCTCGCTCGCGGTCAGCCCGGATTTGAACGCACCCGATTCCAGCGCAAGGCTGATAATCAGGCTTCCGACTTTACTGGTCATTGTGCGTCCTGTTCATCAGGGGGTTCGGCACTTTCCGCGTGACGGGCGAAAAACGCGATCAGCTCGGCGTTGCTGGTGCGGCGCGGCGGGCTGGTGATACGGGTGTGGAAATCGGCCCAGCTCAGCGCCTTTTTCGGGTCGATGTGCTGGTAAGCTCCGGCCCCGGCGAAATAGGCCGTGAGCAGGGCCATATCGCGACGGAATTCCAGTTCGGCAGTCCGCGCCCGGTCAGCCCCACGCATCGCCGCGTTGAACGTGGCGGGGACCTGCTCCCAGAAACTTTCCGGGGGCAGGCCCGCCTCGATCCAGCGCGAGAAGAATTGCAGGACTGAAGCCGGTCCTACTTGCCCTTCTTCGCCGCTGACGCGTTTCCCAGCGCTGCTTCAGCCACGACATCGCCGCTGAAATAGCGGATCAGACCTTCGGTCATCCACTGGGTCACCACCTCGATCCCAGCTTCATCGATCAAGTCGTCGCTGCCTTCCCGGGTGATCGCAAGGCTCGGCTGCAGGACGGCCCAGAACAGGCCCGAGAGCATATCGAGACCAATATCCCCAGTGGCCAGCTCCTGCGTAATCGGGCGGCCAAGTTCGGCTTCGACCGCGCGGATCGTGCCGAACTTGAACACCAGATTGAACGAGCGTTCGCCGATCTTGGCGACGACTGTTGCGGGCGTTCCCATTACGAGTACGCCGCTTCAGTCACCGCGCCCGAAACGCGCAGGGTGAGCTCGCTGGTCATCACGTCGTTCGGCTTGATCGGGTTGATCTTGTAGCCTTCGACGATCACCGTGCCGGTGTACATGCGGTACGGCGTGCCGGTTTCATCGGGGATCGCGATCTTGAACGCTCGGCTAGTGCCGGCGGCCGCCATCAGCGTGCGCAGCAGGATATCGTCGGCGCTGTTGGCGATGTGGTTCAGGCTGACCGAGAAGCTTCCGCCATCGATCAGGCCCGCGATGTAGGTCTTGCGGCGACCCGAGGCGGCAAGCGTGGTGGTTTCGTGCACATCGAGCTTGTCTTCGGGAAGGCCGACTTCGGTGGCATTCAAAATCTGCTGCAGCGCGGTGCCGTTGTGGATCCAGAACTTGCCGCCCCAGCCGACCGATTCAACTCCGGACATGGTTATTCTCCTTTAGTTTAGTCGTGCATCACCAGGATATCGAACGAGTCCCGGTGCACGACTCCGGTCTCAAGTGGCTCGCTAAGGTCACGCACGTCGGAGAAAAGACCCCGACCAAAACGCGCCCCGTTGAATGTTCCGCCGCTGCGCAGCGCGGCCTTCACGGCCTTGCGCAAAGCGACGGTCTGCGCCCGCGATGTCGCGCGGCAATCTATCTGCACCCGCGCCTCGACCATGGCCTGCGCCCGATCGAGCCGCTGGGTGTCAGGCTCTGAAATAAGCACCAGCACCACGCCGGGCAGCGCTTGCCCTTGCGGGCGCACGCCCCATTCAATCCGGGCGCCAGCAATTGCGCCCACGGCGGCATCGTCGAGCAATCGCTGACGCAGGGCTTGCTCAAAATCCATTCTAAGCCCCCGCCTTCGCTGCGCGCCGTGCCTGACGCGCAGCGGCCTTTTCGATTTCCGGGCCGAGCGTGCGCCCGACCGCGACGATCACCTCTGCTGCCGTGGCATCGAAGCCGGGCCGCATAAACGGGTTCGCCTGCATCTTTTCGGTGCCGAATTCCTGCACCACTGCCTCGCCAGCAACGCCGGGATCGCGGTAACCGCCTTTGCCCCGCTTCCGCATCTTCCAGACCGCCGGATCGACTTCACTGTCGATGCCGATCACCACCGAAGCGGTGTCATTGCCGCGATTGCGGTTGCTGGGCTTGGCGGTGATCGCCTGCACCAGCATCGGGCGATCTTTCGGTGCCAGAGCCTTGATCGCATCGACCATCGGTTCGGCTGCCACCATCAGCGCCCGCTGGCCGACACGGCGCGCAGTCGAAGTGCTGCCGAGCTGGAAAAGTGCTTTCTCCAGCTCGGCCAACCCTTCGACCTTGATCATCAGATCACGACGCCGCTGCTAACCGGGCTGAACTTCATCGCCGAGGCCGAAACCGCAAGGCCGAGGAAGCAGGGGTAATCGCCCGTGGTGTTGTCAGCCGCCGGACGAATGCCGCCCGCCGTGCCTGAAAGGAAATAGGCGGTGCCGTTGGTCACTGTCGCGCCGACGGTGTAGGTCCCGCTGGTCAGCACGCCGACCGTCTGGCCGCTGGCGGCGCTGTTCATCGCGATGCCCGTGGCAACGCGGACTTCGGCAGTGGCGCTGTTGCAATCGGCCAGCTTGTAAAGCCCGGTCGCCGCTTCCTTGTACAGCGCTTGGCCCGCAGTGATTGCCGCACCAGCAATGCCCTGGTCGATCTGCGCGCCGGATCCGGGGGCAACGCTCGCGGCGGTAATGGAAAGATCAGCCATTGTTCAAACTCCTCGAAAAATCAGGCAGTCCACTGGGCCAGCGCGTCGGGATCGACCGCCGGGATATCGTCGGCGGTCACCAGCATCAGCTCGATGCCGCCCTTGAAGCCCACCTCGCGCGGGGCCTCGCCAATTTCGTAAACCGTGCCATCGATCGCGATCAGATCGGTGCCCGCGATCGTGCGCGTCACGCTGTCAAAGCGCAGCCAGCACGAAAGCTCGGCATAGCCACGCTGCTCAGCCGCCTCGAACTGTTCGCGGCGGCGCACCGGCTTGACCGAGGCAAGCCGCCAGCATAGCCGTTGGATTTCTCCCGGCGCACCCGACGAATAACCATCGTCCACTGAATCGCCGCGCCGCAGCACCGCGATGCGGCGATTCAGTCTCTCGGTCTTCAGCGCGTCCATCAGATGACGTACCGGCGATAGTCGGAGAGCAGATCCCACACGCCCGGCGGGATCGGCTGTTCGGCGCCATTTTCGAACCAGAATTTGACCAGGCTGCCGACGGCCAGCTTGATGTCGTCGGGCAGCGGGATGCCGCTTGCGTCGTAGCCGGCGGTGAAGTCGATGCGCACGGCGTTGACCGCGTCGTCGGTGGTCGGCCAGCTTTCGTCCGAATTGCGCACCAGCCACTGCGGATCGCTGACCGCGTCGAGCGTGTAGACGCCCGGGTCGAGCGTCTGCGTGATGCCGTCCGCGTCGGTGTAGTACACCGCATCGATCGCCGAGACCGGGCCGCGGGGCAGCTCGATCGTGTCGGCGAAGGCATCGAGGCTCAGCCGGTAGCCGGTTTCGGCCAGCGGGCGGTCAATCGCCTCGCCGATCTTGCGCACCGCCGCAGGCAGCAGCAGCGCGATCAGGCTGTCGAACGCGGTGTCCTCGATCCGCGCGAGGGTCTTCACCTCGGCAGTCGTGATCACCGTGCCAGTGGCCGGGGTGACGATAGACAGACCCACTTATCGCCTCCCTAGGCTGACGGCCACTGGCCGCCGGGATGTTCCCTGCGCCGGGCGTGATGCCGTGGCGCTGGTGGGCCGAGTGCCCGAAATTTGTGCAAGGCGTGCCGCCTGCGTTGATGCGGGCCGGGGCCGGTTCAAGTTGCTCATGTAATCACTTGCCGACCGGCGAGCATCAGGTAACGTCGATGCTTACGACAGATGCCTCCGCAACGCGCACAGCCTCTTCTCGGCGATGGCTCTTGACTACATCGCGCAGAGATGCCTTGCAGGCAGCTTCGAACCAATCCCACGCTTGCGCCTTTGTCGGGGTCGGATTGGCTTCGGTTGCCGCGTTGGCCTTGAGCGCCGCGACAATAGCGGCTTCGTTGACGTCCGCGAAATTCAGGGTGAGTGTCTTGGTAGCCATGTTGAAAATCCTTTACCCAATGAGCCAGTTAGTGCCGTCAGAGACGACCGGAACCTTGTTCGCGCCGCCGCCTGCCACGGTGGAGAGGAAGGTTGTCGCGTTGGCGTCCGTGACGAATGAACGGGCACCAGCCCCGGCGGTAGTTGCTGCGGGGAGAGTTGCGACTGTGAGTGCCGGGGTCTGAATAACGCCCGCGCCGCTTGAGCCGTTTGTGACCTTGAGGACACCGGCTGCTGATCGAGCAAGGGCAACATCTCCGGTGTAACCAATGGCGTTCGCACTGGCGGACCAGCTCAAAAGGCCAGTACTGCATATCGTTATGTTGCCCGAATTCGCGTTCACGGTGGCGGTCTGATACCCACCACCGCCAGTGTCGAAATGGAAAATAGCCGAGGCGCACGTGACCTTTGACCCGTTAAACTCCAGCGACCGCAATGTTCCTGTCCCCGCTGCCTCGGGGGTGAGAGTGAGCCTAGTTCCGTTCCAATAGAGGCTAGCTCGCTCATAGTTCGAAGCGTCGGTGTAGGTCTTGTAAACGCGGAACGATTGGGCGTTCGTGCCGTTGCGCTGCGCTAGGACGTTGGCTGCATCCCGCTGCAAGATCGCGTCACCGTCGAAAGTAATCGACCCCGTAACGGCGACTGAACGCGGGAATGTATAGGTGTCCCCTACACCCGGAGCACGAAGCTGCGGGGTGGCGGTGTCGAGTGCGATGACTTCAAGAGCGGCCATAACTCACCTCAAATCGGATTGTAGCTGGTGCCGT